TATCGCGTCACGCAAAAACGCACTACGCAACTGTGCTGGCGTCCACTTTTCGTTGTTGGCGGACATAAGCCACCAGTTCACCTCATCGTCACGCGGCGCTCTGTTGAGTGCTTGCTGGTACAAAGCCTGTATGTCTTGTTTCGTTGCCATGTCTACCTCTAAATCGACGTTGCACTGATGACGCCAGAATTATTAACCGTGATGCTATACCGCGTTCCGTTTGGCGAGCGAAGGATCAACCGCATACCCTCCACAAACTCAACGTCTTGTAACTTCTTTAAGTTCAACGCATCAGCACTTTCCAAAGCGCGGTTGCGTTCACGCTCAAGCGGTTGCGAATAAGTATTTGGCGGCGTCGGTAATCTCATCGCCCGCTACCTGGTACAGCATCCAAACGGATCGTGCCAACACGCCAATCAGCATCAGCATTACCAACAACGCGCATTGCTACTTGGCGGCCTGTGAACCGTGCATTCGTGTACGGTTGCATGGTATAGGGGCCATAAGTTGTGCTTGATGATTCCGGGGTCGGTTTCGTGTAAAACGTCAACTTCACTTGACCTTGTGACTTTTCATCCGGCAATATTTGCCGCACTGCCATAAAGCGATCACCCGTTGACAGTTCAACCGGGCCTGATTCCGCGTAACGCGTGGACGTGATAGGTGTTCCGTTATCCGTCCATCCGTTTTCGTGCTCGTACAGATAACCATCCGTGCCAACCGCCAAGGGATTTGTGAATACGCCTGAATCCGTCCAGCATGTGCGGGCTAACGCGCCAATCGACCAATGGTTTTCGCGGTAATTCCAAATGATGTACCGATCACACTCATTGCTATCGGCTGACGGGTAGAACCACCACACTTCGCCAAACGCTGAATTGTGGCCTGAGTAAATCTTCGCCACTTGATCAAGGTTAATGTCCGTAAACACATAATCGCCAACTGAGCAAGGTAACGGTTGCAGCTGGCCGTTGAATAGGAAAAACGATTTATCGCTCATCCATACAGCGCCACCCTCGATCACAGCAACGGCTTGCGGGCCAATCAAACCGCAAAACGAACCCACTTTTTCCTGACCATAAACCAATGGCGGCCCCAGATAATTCATAACATGAGCATCAGTCTCGGTAAGGATTAACACCTGCCCGCGCACACGCTTTGCCGCCAAAATGCGACCGTTAGTCTGTAACTCTAACGATCCCGCGGTATTTGTTCCTGATGGCGTCCAAACCGTGTTGTCCTCTTGATCTGACCACTGCACTAAACGCGGGTTACCGCCAGCGCCAAGTGCAAACATATATCGCTCTGGCGTGACAATGAGTGCCGTGTTATCAGTTGGCGCGTTTGTGATGACAGCGGCAAGCGATCCAACGTTGTTTTGCCACTCGTAAAGTTTTCCGTCTGAATTGGCGCACGCTACAAGATACTCGCCCCAGTTATCAAGCGACCAGGTTGTGGCATCGAGTTCCGCGCCAACGCTTCGCTTCGTTCCGTAAGTGGATGCGCCGTAATTGGCTGCGCCGTAACCGTAACCCGTAAACGATGATGATCTTCCAGTGATATAACCAGATGGCGTGATGTTGTAAAAGTTGCCGCCATTCCAAACGTAAAGTCTGGAGTGCGTTCCCACGGCAAGCCAACGGTCATAATCGTTATCCCGCCATGAAAACATGCCACGCGCTGAACCTGTAAACGTATCGCCTGACGCTTTCACCCACCCGCCAACAGGCCGCATGGTTCCCTCGTACCACCTAACCAGATTGGCGTCCCAATACCTACCCGCGGCCTGGTAATTGGTGCCGTTCCTGTATACGCCTGGTGGTATTTTTAGCGGTGCAAGCATGTTTATCTCATCATAAGTGCTTCAGCTTCACGCCTACGCGTTAAACCACGCATCACACGTCCGCGTGACTTGTTCCACTTCACGCACTCCTCGCGCGCCCCTGCCCAATCGCCTGCGCCCACACGTCGCTTAAAGGTTGAAATCCGATAATTGCCCAAGCCACAATTGTAGACCCATGACAGGACAGCGGCGAATCGGCGCGGCGCTGCGGAAAGTATGGTTGGCGATGCTTTAATGAGTGCCATGGTAAAGTGTCGAAGGTGAGCGTCAAGCCGTTTTTCGCATTCCGCCATCGTCCAAACGGTTGTTGGCGTTACGTCTGGGCCTGTTGTGCCGAAACCTATCGTCCAAGGATCGCCACCGCTACCAGGATCAGGGTAAGCCGCCACATGGCCATCGGGTAAACGCTTTGCGCATCCCTCAAACGGGATGACTAACAACGTTTTGGCGATTTGGATGCCTTCGTTCATTTGCCATACTTCTCAATGGATCGGCCAACAAACCAGAATGAAATGCACATGCTGAATAAACCGAAATCGTCAGCGTCCCATGTTTGCGTCAACACTTCAGACCAACTGGCGTTCGTTTGAAAGGCAATGCAAAGCGCCGCAACTTTGACTGCGGCATACATGAAAAACAACGCCCAAGTGATGCCAGGTCTAACCAATGCACTGATGGACGCCACAAACCAACCGGCCGATTTGGCGGTTTCAGCTTGCTCGTTGAACGCTGCTTTGATGGCGTCTAATTGTGCAATGGAATGATCAACGTATTTCTCTTCCATCTTGAATTGACCACGCATCTTTTCCAAATCCGTTTGGAGTTGGAACATGTTTAATTCGTGGTTGCGCTCGTTCTTCTTATCCATGAACTTGAGAATCTCTGGCGCGAGTCGGAATAGTCCGCCAAAGATCGAACCAAGTAAGCCACCGGACAAAAGATCAAACATATCAGTGGAAAAGTTTTAAGTTAGTGTTGACAAGCAAAAGAATGATTGCGCCGGCTGATGCAATCAATATTTGCTCTAAGCGTTTAAGTCTTGCATTGATGCCTGCGTAACGCTCGGCGCAGACCGCCTCATGAGTTGACAATTTAGCCTCCACGTCTTTAGCGCTAGCATTAGCATCCATGGTTTACGCTCCAATCGAGTCGCCGCCAATGCTGTCAGCGGTGACAACTTCAACAATGATTTCTTCCGTAGCAGTCACCGGATAAACACACTCCACCCACGCTTTATCGCCGTGATTCCAGTTCCACTGGTAGCCTGCTCTGTCTTGTGGCTTTGGATCACGGATGACCCACTCACTACCCCACCACACCACTTCCTTGCCCTCTGGACATTCTGGTGCATCAGGGACTTCGATCCAGCCTTCAGTGCCATCTGTCTCAGGCTTTGGTATTGATCCGTTTTTACTGTAGAGCATGTTTGTCCTTTACTGCACGGGAAATGGTGCGGTTGGGGATGCTGTGATCGTTCTGGCTACGCCTCGTGTGATGCGAAGGTCATCAATGTATCCATTGAAATCATTGTTTATAGTAGATTTTCCAATAAAAATCCCGCTTGCACTACCATCGTTTAATGATTTTGAATCGGTTAATGTCCCTGATGATGATGCAGTTCCGTTCAAATAAAAAGTAATAGCTGTGCCGGAGCGAACTAACGCAAAATAATACCAAGTGCCGCTACTCATAGTTGGCACTGTAAATTCTTTGTAAGCCTCGTTTGCCTGTCCGTCATATGAAGCCCAAGCAACTGATGTTGTGCTTGTAATTCTTAGAATCCAATTACCATTAAAACCAGCTGTATAATACTTTTGAGAAGATACTAACGATGAAGTGTTAGGAGTCCCATTAAAATTAAACCACCCCTCAATCGTAAAATTTCCTGTTCCGAAAGCATAAAGATTATTTGCTGGCGTTAATAAATAATCACCCGTCCCATCAAAGTACATCGACCCACCACCCCACTTGCTCTGTGCAGTGCTGATCTGTGCATTGCCCTCTGTCTCCAGCACGTTCTTCGCAGTGGCATCGACGACACCAGCGTTGGTGAAGTTGAGGAGGAGGGAGGTAGCGGAACTAGCAAAGCTGGTGTTGACGTTGGTGGTACTTGGATATGAACCAGCAGAGTCAGCGCCGGATGCTGCCAGAGGCTTAGTTGGCGGCGTGAAGTTGCCTGTGTAAACAGTAGCTCCTTTGACTACTCGCAAATTGCATAGGTTGCCAAACAAAGGCCCTTGTGTTGATTGCTGTATTCCAATCTCAACATCTCTAGACGAATTAAAAATGGTTCCGCTGAATGCAGCTGAGCCGCTAACGACGGTTTGCAAAGCCCCGTTCAGGTAAATCTCTAATGTGTTGCCGTTTCTCTGCCAAACCACATGCGACCAAGCATTTAATGTTGGAGCAACACCCGTTTCTATGTTGTTAGTCCAAGCTGATCCGCTAGTTGAAAGATAAAGACTTACGCCATCATTACCTGCGCCAAAAAACAAAGCAGAATTTGAAGATGCACCACCTGCGGATTGGCTATAAACAGTCTGATTTGTTCGATTTCC